CCACCTCGGCATCCTCGGGCGTGCCGGTCGCATAGTTCCACAGCCGGACATACCAGGCGCGGGGCATTCCCCTCTCGTCGCGCCCCTCGATGGTCAGCGTCGGGCCGTGCCGTGCATCCAGCGGCTTAATTCCGCCGGAGCGCCAGCGGAACCGCAACCGACAGTCGCGATAATCGCGCACCGTGTCGTAGCGCAGCAGCGGATGATCGTGCCGGTCGGCCGATTCCCAGATCAGCCCCGCCAGATCGTCGGCGCGGTAGAAGACCGTATCGACGCGCAACGCATCCGGCGCGGTGGAAACCACCGCCGCCATCATCGGGCGCGGAAAGTCCACCGTCCAGTATCGCGGATCGAAGCGTGACAGCACATCACTGCGCTGGTCGCGGCGTTCGCTATGCAGGCACCATGGCATGACAGCATTCCTTCTATTCCTCCCCTGCAAGGGGAGGGTGCGCGAACATGGTGGAGGGGTGTCCCCGGTCGTGGGTTTCACCGCCCCAACCGGCCGGGACACCCCTCCGTCAGACCTTTGGCCTGCCACCTCCCCTTGCAGGGGAGGAATGGGCGATCAGTCCTCCGCCAGCGCCGCCCGCACCGCGCGTGCGACCTGACGGCTGGAGCGTTGCAGCACGCCGCCCGCCTCCCCCGCCCCGGCGTGGATCGTGATCGCCACCCGCACGTCGCGCGGGCCCCCACCGGGGCGCAGCGTCTCCACCCGCCCGCTGCTGGTCGGCACGAAGACCTCCGGTCCGCGCTCGCCGACCAGATAGGGCCGGTCGGGCGACACCGGCCCGCCAGTCGCCCGGCCCGGCAGGCCCGACGCCAGCCCGCCAAGCAGGCTCAGCAATCCGCCATCGCCGACCGCACCCATCCCCTGTTTGAGCGCCGCCCGCGCAATCTGGTCGAGCACCGACAGCGCCGTCGCCTTCAGCTCCTCGAAGCCGAACCTACCCGTCCGCGCCGCGCGCAGCAGCGCCCCCTCGACCGTGCGCGCGCCCAGCTCGGCGGCATCGCCCAGCCCGCGCGACAGCTCGGCGCGCATCGTGGCCATGTCGGCGGCGAAGCCCCGCATATCGATACGGGGTGCGAAATCCTGGTCATCCATCCGGATACATCTCCCGCAACCGGGCGAGCGTCGCGGACGAGGATGGCTCGCGCTCCTCCCCGCCGGTCATCGCCGTCACGACTCCCTGAAGCTCGGCCGGGGTGGCGCGCCAGAAGCGGTCGGGCGACCAGCCCAGCACCGCCACCGCCATCCCAGCCAGCCGCGCCGCCGCTTCGGCGAACATTATCGGCCGCCCAGAATCTGGCGCAGCAATTGCCGCAGCACGGGCGCCAGCGCCGCCAGCCCAAGCTCGACCAGCGCCTCACCCAGCTGCTCGCGGCTCAGCCCCTCGGGCACCTCGCGCAGACAGTGCCAGATCAACGCCGCCGCCTCACCGAGGGACAGCTTGCCCTCGCCCGCACGCTCGACCAGATCGAACAGCGGGCCCAGTTCGCCCTCCGCCGCGACCAGCGCCTGGAAGCTCGGCCGCACGACCAGCTCCGCGCCGCCGACGCGAACGCTCGCCTCGCCGCGCATCGGATTCGCGCTCATGCCGACACCACCGGGCCGGAGCTTTCCAGGGCCAGCGTGTAGGTGCGCTCGCCACCGAAATCGCCCGAATAGTCCAGCCGCGTCACCAGGAACCGCCCGGTCATCGACCCGCCGCTCTCGAAGCTCAGCCGATAGGTCTCGATCGTGCCCGCCAGCGCATGGCCGCGCATCCGCGCTTCGGCCGCCGATCCGGTGAACACGCCCGCGCCCGCCACGCTGACATGCCGCACGCCCGCGCCGGACAGCAATTCGCGCCAGCCGCCCGAGTCCTTGTTCGTCACCACCACCGTTTCGCCATTGATCGACAGCTGCGTGGTGCGCAGCCCCGCCATCGTCGCGAAGGCGGGCGGCTCGGCCCCGTCGCCGATCTTGAGCAGAAAGGCGCTTCCCTTTTCGATTGCCATGATGATTCCCCCCTATTGCCCCACGCGCCACAGCCGGGCGCGCCATTCGACGCTCGCGGTCCAGCGCGCGCCCGTCTTCGCCATGCGGGTGGCGACCACGCTCAGCCCCGCGACCCGCCAGCCATCGGCCAGCATCTCCGGCAGCCCGATCGCCTCCGCCGCCTGGACGCAGGCGCGCAGCCGACGGGGCTGTTCCCCCTCATCGGTCAGGGTCAGCGCGACGCGTAGCTCGCGCCCCTCGATCCCCGCCGCGCCCCAGTCGCTGTCGCTCGGCTCGCCCAGCACGGCCTGCGGCACGCTCGCGCGCACCGGCACCGCGTCGAACAGCGCCATGCCCAGCGGCGTCAGCACCGTGCGGAGCGCCGTCATTAGCCCGACGCGCAACGCCTCCCGCGCGGTCATGTGCGCCTCGGCCCGTCGAGCCGCATCCGCCGCCAGGGCTGCCACAAAGCGGCGACGGCAGCGGGCGGCACGGCGGCGGCATCGCGATTGTCGAACAGATGCGCGCCCATGATCGCCACACCGTGCGCGATCTCCGGCGGCAGCGTGGCCCAGTCCTGCGCCAGTCCGGCGCGGTAACGGACCGTCACCTCCTCCGCCGTGCGGAACCAGCCGCGCCCGTCGCGATCGATCGCTCCCTCGCCGCCTGTCAGGATCGCCCGTACCGGCAAGCCCCACAATGGCTGCCAGGCCGCACGGCCCGTCAGCCGTTCCTCGACCACCCGCTCGACCAGCATCTGTCCGCAAAAGGATTCGGCGAGCGCGAGCGCGACCCCGGCGACTCGCTCGACCAGTGCGGCTTCGTTCCCCTCCTCCAGCCGGAGCAGCGCACGAACCACGCCCGCCGCCGCCGTCACGGTCGCCGGGGGCATGGCCTCCTTCGTCCCGCTCATCATGTAAACTCCTTCATCGATACAAGTTGCGACAGGCGCGACACACGGGCGTCACAGTTGGGGCGCAGAGGCGTGTGCAGCCGCTGCCCTCCTCCCCCTGGGCACCGGCCATGCCGACCCCGCGCCCCCCGGCCGGGTCCGGCATCCTCCCTGAACTACGGGGCAGCCGCCTGACGGCTGCCCCGATTTTTCAAAGGCTTCAGGTGGTCGCGAACTTCATCAGCTTGATCGCCTCCGAGTCGCTGACGCAGCCGCCGATTCGCCGCGTGGCGTAGAAGGTCACGAACGGCTTGTTGCTGTACGGATCACGCAGGATCGCGGTCTCCGCCCGCTCGGTGATCAGATACCCCGCCTGGAAATTGCCGAACGCGATGGCGCAGGCATCGGCCGCGATATCCGGCATGTCCTCCGCCTCGATCACCGGATAGCCGAGCAGCGTCGCGGGTTGCCCCGCCGCCAGACCCGGCGCCCAGATAAACGCGCCATCGGTCGTCTTCAGCTTGCGGATGCTGGTCGCCGTCGCTGCATTCATCACGAAGCAAGCGCCCTGGCGGTACGGAGCCCGGAGCAACTGGACCAGATCGAGCAGACGCTCTTCCGGCTTGGCCCCGAACGCACCCGGCGCACCGCTCGTCAGATATTGCAGCGTACCGAACGGCCGCGCCCCGTCCTTGGCGGTCGCGATGGCGTTCGTCAGGAAGCCCTTGGGCCGGTTGACGCCCGATCCGGTGACAAAAGCCTGCCCCTCCGCGCGGGCGAACTCGGTCGCGATCTCGCCCGCGAGCCAGCCTTCCACGTCGAAGGCCGCATCGTCCAGCATCGCCTGGCTGGCCGACGGATTGGCGTACAGCTCGCCCATCGGCGGGGCCAGCTCGACGAAGCTGGGCGTCGCCGTTTCGGGCCGCGCCGCCGTCTCGCTCGCCCAGCCGGACGGCGTGCCGCCGGTGGTGACCAGCTTGCGATAGCCGGCCGAGCCGACCGTCACGACATTGGCGATGCCCCGGATGGGCGATACGTTGCGCAGGATCGAGGCGATCGCCGCGTCGATCTCACGCGGGACGGCGAAACCGCCGCTGTCGCCGGTGGTGCCGGTAAAGGCCTTCAGTTCGACGGTGGCGCCGCTGCGCACATAGCCGTCGAAAGCGCCGCTGCTCTTGCGCGCGCCGTCCAGCACGGGCCGTTCGATCACGTCCATATCATTTCCCCTTGGTAAAAATGTGAATCACGCGGGCAAGCGGCTGCATCGGCACCGTCACCAGGCTGATCTCGATGAGTTCGGCCGACAGGATCGCACGGGCTCCGCCCTGATGGACGACGCGCGGGCGATAGCCGACCGATAGCCCCGCCACCGCACCCGCCCGCACCAGCGCGGCCAGCGCCGGGTCGTCGACCACCCCCTCGACCGACAGACCCTTGTCGTCCTCGGCGAGCGCAATGATGCGCCCCATCGGATCGCCGCGATGCTGCCAGAGCAAGGGCACCACGCCCGCCCCCGCAAAGACGCCGCGCCGCATGACGTCGCCCGCCCGGTCCATCCGGTCCCAGACCGCGGCATAGCCGGTGAAGGTCAGGCTCATTTCAGCCAGTCCTCCATGCCCAGCCGCATTGCGATCCCCGCCAGCAGCAGCGCGCCAAGCAGCCGGGTCAGCCAGCCGACCGCGCTTTTCCACACCGACGACTTGGCCTCGCGCCAGGCCGACAGCAGCTCGCGCAGTTCGGCGACGTCCTGCGCCGCTTGCGGATCCGTGAGCCCCAGCCGGGTGAGCGCGCGCGTCGCACCCATCTCGCCCGCTTCCTCGGCAACCGCGCGCAGCGTCACCAGGTCCGCGCCGCTGTCCGCCGCCTGCGCCAGCAGCCGCGCCAGAACGTCCCCGCTCATGACAGGCCGACCATCTGGCGCTTCTCCGCCGGATCGAGGAAATCGGCGCTCGCCGCCATCTGCCACAGCATCTGACGCTCCTCGGCCAGCGCGGTGACGCGGTTGATGTCGACCGACAGGCTCGCCCCCTCGAACCAGCCCGCCAGCCCCTGCGCCAGCCCGCTCAGGATCGCGCCCGCCAGCGGCAGGATCGCCTGCCGCCACAAGGCCCGGTTCGCCTCGCGGTAATTGGCATAGGTGTTGTCGCCGGGCAGGCCGAGCAGCATCGGCGGCACCCCGAAGGCCAGTGCGATCTCGCGCGCCGCCGACGATTTTGCCGCGATGAAGTCCAACTCTGCCGGGGTCAGGCTCATCGCCTGCCACTTGAGTCCCCCCTCCAGCAGCAGCGGACGCCCGGCATTGCCGCTGCCCGCAAACCCCTCCATCTCGGCGCGCAACCGCTCGAACTGGTCGGGCGTCAGCGTCGAGCCGTCGCCCGGATCATAGACCAAAGCCCCCGAAGGCCGCGCCGCATTGTCGAGCAGCGCGCGGTTCCACGTCGACGCCGCATTGTGAATCGCGATCGCCCCCGCCGCCGCGCCCAGGCAGCCCAGCCCGTAATGATCGTCGAGCGGGTGGCAGCTTTTCAGGTGCACGACCTGTGGCCGCACCGGATCGACCGGCAGCGTCGTCACCCGCCCGCCCGCGCGATAGAGGAACGCGGCGGGCCAGCCGCTCGCATCCAACTCCATCGTCACCCGCTCGGGGCGTAGCACGAACAGCTCGGCCACCGCGCCATCGGCGTCGCGCAGGATCTGCACATAGGCATTGCCGTGCAGCAGCAGATGCGTCGCGACCGTCTCCAACAGCGCCTGCCCCTCGCTGCGCGCCGCAACCAGCGCGACCAATTCGGGATGCGAGGCGGTCAGCGGCGCGTCGGCGAGCCCACCTGCGACCATCCGCACCGCACGCTGCGCCACCGGGTTGCGCAGATAGCCTTCGCGCACCTGGGTCTCATAGGACGGTGCCGAGCCCGTCAAAGGCACCCCCGACCGGGCCAAACCCAATCCGAGCAGCGGACGCGCGGCCCCCCGCCCGGTCTTGCGACCGAACATCCTCATCGTCGAATCTCCTAAATCCGGTGCCGGTCCCAAATTCCTCCCCTGCAAGGGGAGGGGGACCAGCGAAGCTGGTGGAGGGGTGTCACCGCCCGCGAGGACAGCCTTACCTCTCCAACCGGGACACCCCTCCGTCAGGGCTGCGCCCTGCCACCTCCCCTTGCAGGGGAGGAAAGGATGTCCTCACAAATTCCGTATGCCTGGCACGCCCCGCCCTGACAGCATCAGCTCGGTCAGCGCCCAGACCAGCGCATCGGCGCGGTCCGGCGAGCGGCCCGGCCCGTCATAGGCCCCCGCCACGCCCAACCCACAGAGTTCGTCCTCCAGCGCCGGGAACCCACGGCCATGCCACACGCGGCCTTGCGCATAGAGGAACGACACCGGCTCCGCTCGCGCGGCCTTGCCGATCGAGGCGTAGACCAGATGCACCGGCAGGGTCGGGTCGGCGAGCCGCAATACGCTCTCCACCATGTCGCCGCCCTGGTTGCGTTCCGCCACCACCCGGTCCGCGCGGTTGCGCCGGGCGCACCCCGCCACTCGCGCCGCCCAGCCCTCCGGTGACAGTCCGGCTTCGCTGGCATCCTCCAGCACATAGCCATGGCCGTCGCGCCCCAGCCCGACCGCGACGATCCCGCAGGCATCGCCGCTGCTGGTCGCGGGCGGATCGACACCCACCACCACCCGGTCGAGCGCGGGCACCGTCTTGGCCCGTTGCCGGTCGAGCAGCGCGCGGGTCCACAGGGCCCCCTCGCGGTCGTCGACCATCTCGCCGTCCAGTTCCTGCCGCCCCAGCCGCGTGTCGCCGTACTGGGCGAGCATCGCGTCCTGGAAACTGTCGGGCAGATGCGCATTGTCGCTGGTTCGCCCGATCGTCTCGACGCAATCGGGCAGCGCCATGACCTTGCGCATCAACGGCGTCGCACGCGGCGTGGTCGTGACCAGCACCCGCGGCCGCTCGCCCAGCCGGAGCGTCATCATCAGATTGTCCCACCCGGCCTCCCCCTTCCATTTGCCCAGCTCGTCGCACCAGGCGGCATGATGCTGCGGCCCGCGCAGAGCTTCGGGCGCGGCGGCCGAATAGGCGAAGCCGATCGCGCCGGACGCGAAATGCACCTGCCCCAGACTACCGATCCATTTGGGCGTCTCACCCTTCCGCGCCACCGCCAGCAGCCCGCTTTCGCCGCGCACCATCACCCGCTCGACATCGCGCAGGGTCGCCCCCATCAGCGCGATCCGTGCGCCCGGATTGTCGCGGGCGAGCGCACTGACCCACTCGGCCCCCGCGCGCGTCTTGCCGAAACCGCGCCCGGCGCGGATCAGCCAGACCCGCCAGTCGCCCGGCGGCGCGACCTGTCCGTCATGCGCCCATAATTCCCATCGCTCGACCAATTCGCGCTTCTGCGCCGGGGTCAGCGCCGCCAGCGCCTGTTCGCGCGCACGCGGTTCCAGCATCGCCAGCGTGGCGAGCCGCGTCGCCGCATCCTCCCGCGCCATCACGCCATCCCCTTCAGTCGCCGCCGCGCCAGGCCATCCAGCGCGCGTTCCAGCGCCGCATCGGTTTCCGCCGCACTCGCCCGCGCCGCATCGCTCCCGGCGTCATCCGCCCGGGCCAGCGCATCGCGACGGGCGAGCAGCTTTAGATAGAATTGCACCTCGGTGGCGCTGAGCGGCGGGGTGATGGAGAGGCCGGTGGTCCCCGCACCGGCCTCTCCGCCCTCCTCCCCATCCCCGGCCGCCAACAGGGCGAGCATCCGGCGCAGCAACCCCTCCTCGACCAGCGCATGCGCCGTGCCGATCGCCGCGTCCCAAGCCTCGCCAAAGGCCCGGTCGCGCCGCCGCAAGGCTTGAGCACCACGCAGCGTCTCTCCCACCGCCCGTGCCGCCGCGCCTGCATCGGCGCTGATCGCCAGCGCCGCCAGGAATTGCCGTCGCTGCGCCAGCGTCCACCGCGCGCCCTCCCCCGTTCCGGCCATTCCCACTCCCCCCGAAGCACCGGAGGCCGACCGGGTCACTCCCCCGA